ACCTGCAGAATTTTGATCTGGTGAGCTAATAGCTACAGAATTATTTGCAAGAGCTTCAGCTCGTTTCGCTCCGTTCTTTTGGAAGATTTTATATTTTGGATTTTTTTCTTCAATATTGTTTACTTCCTGATAGGTATATGGTAGTCTTTGTGTAATATAAGACATGAGCCCACGCCCAAATGTAGATGACTTACCGGTATCGTTTTGCTGAATTGCCATATTTGTATTTATTTACTTCAATTCAACGTAAAAACAATATTTTGTGACTTTAATGAAGAATCCCAACCAACTTCATTTACAGTGACTATTGTGAAGTCACCGGTTTGTTGTGTACTCGGTAAAGAGAATGTTAAAATACCATCTGTTAGTACTTTGTAGTTGGTAATATTTGAACCACTCACAGTCCCTTGTTTTATTGTGTTTATTGATGTAAGATTTGGAAATAGTGAAGGATTATTAGAACTTAGTAATAGGTTTGTTAGTGAACTATACCATTCTCCTTGTAATGTAAATTCAACATTACTCAATTGATTTACAATTGTTGTACTCTCTGTAATCTGTGTCTGTAACCCAACATTTGACAACCCTGCATATATTGAATATATTTGAGGTATACCAGATATTGAAAAGTAATCAGTTGTGTAAAAATTACCACTACTAAGAGTGTAATAGCTATTGTAGTTTAACGTTTCCGTTGTGTTTACCGGTGTGAACGAATAATTCACAACAAAGATATTAGCTACGTCGTCAAACTGTTTAAACAACCAACCTTTAATTGTAAATGTTGTTTCAGCAACAACGTTATATTTTGCAGCACTAGTTAATTCAATAGGCGGTGTTAAGCTTATATTACCATCCCACAGCACTTCAGATCTTATTTCAGCATCATACCCTAGACCTGCTTCCGGTGGTAACTTCCAAGATAATATAATATATGGATTATTATACGGTGCGAAGTTTGAAATAATTTGATCAACATCACTTTGAAATTTACCAATGATTGACATTGATATTCCAATATTAATAGGAGTGGGTGTATTGACTTTAGTAAAGTTTTTACCTTTACGCTGGTCATTTAGTGGTAAGTAAAACCCATCTAATTTATTAAAAACTCTAGTATTATCTCTAGAAATATTTGTTATGTTAATAGCAACAACAGGTAAAGTTATATTATGCTGCTCGTTTATAATATCATACAATACACGCTGTTTTGGAGCTAGTACGTATCTAACCTCAATATTAGATTTAACTGTTCTGTTATTATCGTAACGTTTGACAATACAATCATCAAACGCAGCAAGAAATTGCGTCAACAGGTCTTTTAATTCAAAATAATAACTATAGTTTTTTATAACACTTGCCTCCTAATATCGTAATATCGATATTATTTATTCACACAAATCTATCGATAAAATATCTAGGTAAAATATTAACATTATTACGCAAAGCTTCTAATACCGTAGCATCCAAGATATATGTTACGCAATGGTCTTCCACTGCTCTAATACCTCGACCACAAGCTTGCACCAACGAACATAGCATTTTATTTTGGTACCACTGTTTATCTCCATCGAATAATGTTTTGATGCGCTTATTAGTTAACGGTAAGTATGGAGCTTTTACAATGATTTGAAATCTTGCTAAATCATCTTTTAAATCAATACCATGTGTGAGAGATGGTGATACCAATACAGTTGGATTTGAAGATTCAAAATGTTCTTTAAGAATTTCATCGTTTTGTACACCCTGCTCACGAAACAAAAAACGTTTACCGGTGCATTGCTGCTTAATAGCTTTTGTAATTTCTAAAGTATGAGTATGAATAATACCCTTTTCATTTTGATGATTTTCACAAATCTTCTTTACCATTTCAGCAATAGTTGGTAATGTTGTTTTGAGAGTGTATGCATTTAATTTATGTTTTGTGTTAACATAAATTGGTGCTTTTTTACTATCAAACGTAGACTGCACATCAATAAACTTATAATTATCAATACCTAATGTTTTAGCAAAATTACGTTCATCAATAATAGTAGCAGACATTAAAATAATTTTTGTACCGTAATCAAATAAATGTTTTGTAAGTTTATTAATTTTAAGTGGTGTGAAGGTAATTAACTTATCAATTTTTTCGATAATATATTCACTATCATTCCATGATGAAATTAAAAGTTGCAATTTGTTATGCAAATTTTTCAACTCAATCATCTTTTTCTTTTCATTTTCTAAAAATGTTGTCAGTTTTTCATTATCCTTAATTGTACCGTCGATTTCTTTAATCCGTTCCATTAACGCTAATGATAACTGTTCAACCCCACGATACGACTTTGAATAATCAGTTGTTGAAATATTCGATGAATAAAAGTCTACATCACATGTATCAATAAAATCTAAATCAATAATACATGTAAATTCTTTTACGAGTTCATCTTCCAATTCAGATGCTTCATCACAAATTATATACTCCCGCTTTTTAACATGCGCTGGAAGTGAGAAGAACATTTTATAGTTTAGTGCTGCAAATTTGTTTATTAAAGCTTCATTACGATCCTTATAATAAGTACAGAAGTCTTTTCTCCAACATTCATCTTTTAATTTTTTAATATGAACACAAGGTGCTGTTTCAACAGAATAATTTTTATCTACTTCGCAGTAATAGTTACTTTTACCCTTTAACAATTTGGTATCATCAAAAAACTGCTTATACTGATCTTGCAACGTTTTTGTAACTGTCAACGCAAAACAACCTGATTCAGGTTCTTCTAAGCAATCATCTTCATATTCATATCCCATACCATTTTGCTTAAATGCGAGGTAAGATGTAATCAAATCTTTATAAGGTGTGGTGCAATTTTGTGATGAATTTGCAATTGTTTTTGCAATAAATGACTTACCACTACCGGTTGGTGCTCTTACAATAACAAATTTAACACCACTAGCAAATGCTTGATCGATAGCATTAATTGTGGTGGTTTGATTTTGTGATGGTGTAAATTTAGGAGGGAAGTTTTTAATTAGATTCACATATCTAATATAACGTCTATCTAAATTATGTCAACATGAATAAAAAGTTATCAAACATCTTATTAGATGTTTTTTTATTAATCGTTTTTAACTTATAAAATAAAGACGATGCATCACCGTTGCAAAAACTACTCAACGTGTACTCAAACGCAACACCATTTTCATTTTCATGAATTTTAAACGGGTATGGTATTTCATACACTTTGATTTCGTTATTAATATCAATATTGAATTTAATAAAAAATTGTTTTATTGAAAAAAGTTTCAACTTACCCTTTTTAACGACCTTATTGTTAAGTTTAAACGTTACTGTTTTAAGTAAAAACTTATTTAACTGTTGTTCAATATTTTCTCGGTTTCTCATGATGCCATAAACTGCAGTTTTTGTGCTGGAGTCATAATATATAGGTCGTTATTAAAATACTTCCAGAAATCATCATTTGGAGGTATGACTCGGACTATTGTTGTTGTTTCTGCCCAAATATTACGAAAATCTTGCATTAAAATATCCCACGCAATTACTAATCCTTCTGCAGCAGGGTTGTATTTAGGTGCATATACAGGTGCTCTGTACCCAAGTGAAATTAAACCATTGTTTGAATTCAACAATGCACTATTTTTTGTACAGAGCATTCTACGCACCGGTGGTTTATTCTTCACCGGTGCTTTTCTTACAAATCTTAAATCAACAACATTTGCAAGTAATAAATTATCTAATTCAGTTACTGACATCTGAAGAAATTGGTTTACAGATACCGAAAATACGTTGTTCATTTAAGAACATACCCTTTTTAAGTAAGCCATAACCTTCAACTTCGATATTTGAAACTGTAATACCTTTATCATTAGGAAAGATTACAATATCACCAGGTTTGGTATATTTAACATTTGGACCTACAAGAATAACTTCTGCTTTTCTCCAAGCTGCACGTACAGCAGCTGCTTGAATAAAGATTGATCCTCTTTTAATTAGTTCACCGTCATCTGCATCAAGATCAATATATTTGACTAATATAATATCATCAAATATAAAAGATAGTTTGTAATCTTGTAGACCAAAATCACCACTATTCTGGGTTGAAAGGTCAATTACGCTTTTTTGTGTGGGTAAAATATCGATATCAGCAGGCATATCGATAGTTATATCATTTACTCAACAAATCAACATATAAATTAAGTTCTCGTTCACTTAAAAACTCACGTTTTTTAGATACAGTGTCTTCTTTTTCTTTTTTCTGCTTTTTAATATAATTAATTCTTTTAAATTTCTGTTTAGGTAAAAAATTCAAATAAAAATTATACAGTTCATTTTTATCATCAAAAAGATACTGCTTATTGAGAAAATTATTAACCAATGTACATAGTTCTTTACTATACATTGAGGTCCATCTATTCAACATAAATGGACCCTCTAATATATTTTCGTCTTCTAAATTAAGATCTATTTTCTTTTTTGAAAATAGAATACTATTTAAAATATCAAAGATAGACATTAATTGCTTCTTTTATCTTTTCGTTTGTAGAACGATACAAATTACCAGTAATATCTTGAATTGCTTTATTTGCGATTACAGGTCCGCGATTTTTAATCAAATTAACAATATCTTTTGCATCAATTTTGATTAATGTATCGTAACTTTTATCGTTGTATTCAACGGTGGTTTTAATTGTAACAGTTGAATCAGGTTGTTTATTAGATGTAGCCATAACAGTATTTACAATCTGTTTACGATTAAACAATAACTTTTGTTGTTGCAATAAACATATCTTTCACCATACTATAAAAAACCGATGTTACTTCAGCCATAAATTTATCAGTATGTTCGTCACTTAGATCAGTTGAAAATGCAAAACTTGGAGCACTACTACCTGCTCTAATATTAATGCCAGTATGACCAATAGCAACGTTTTCTTTACTATATGTAATACTTACACTTGCTTTTTTCAAATTACCATCTTCATCAACCACAACCATAATATCATCACCTTTCACAGTAATTGGTTTGTTGATGTATTTGTATAAAATATTTGCAATGTTTGTATTAAACAAACGCTGGAATGCTACAGCACCGAATGGATCTAAATTTGGAATCTCCCAGCAAAAATTAATTGCTTTTTCACTTTTAATATAATCTTTTTCTAAGGAGTCTTCCAAGTCAATAAGATTGAGTGTAACAAACATTGGTGCAACAAATGCAACAATATCACCGGTTGGTGATACTTCTTTACGGAAGTATTTATAAGCAAAACGATTATGGATTAAAGATCCATCGTAAATAGGTTCAGAAATAATCATACTATTAATATAAACTAAATCTCCCCATCTTCAAGTTTTTGTTTGAACTCTTCTACAGAAATTATGTTCATCAATTCTTTTTTATTATTAGCATAATACCAATACGTTTTAGCAACTGAAATAGGTACACTATCATATAACTTTTGTGAACCAGGTTTAATAATACCACACCCACAATCTGAATCTACAACATACACACTCAAATCAGAATTATTGTACCTCAAATCGATAATTGATCTATAAACTGTACCATTCCAACACACTTTAATGAATTCTTCGCAATGTGGTAAACAATCATGCACTACTATTACACCTCCTTCATTTAATACCTTTAAAGAATTTAAAATATCTAATGTACTTTGCTCTTCTAGATGAAGACCATCTACAAATACAATATCAAACGTTTCATTGTTCATAGCAAAAAAGTCATCCGAAGTCATCGTGTGTGTAAGATGCTCGTAATTTTTTTCTGGATCAACACAAACTTTATAATCAATATCGATTTCCCTGAAACAGTTACCAAACTGGGTACCAATTTCAAGATATTTTTTATAACCGTGTTTTTTAATAAGAGAATTTATTATTTCGTATCGTTGCATATTAGTTTTTTTATTTGTGTGAAAGAGTATTAATAAAATACGTAGCTAATGCTTTGGTGGTATTATTATTATTAAAATGTAATTGAAATTGATCAGCGTATTTACTATAAACATCAATAGCTTTAAAGTTTTTTAGATCAGCAATTACCGATTTACATAAATCTTTGGGGAAGTTAAACATTGTCAATTTAGGACAAGATTCGATATCTATAAAATACGGAATACAACCATTGGACATAATTTCATAGTGTCTTAAACAATCCCATCCAGCTTTTTTTAACGTTACCCCAAATCTTGACTCTGCATAATCATTATAATAATCTCTTTCAGTATTGTAAATATATGTACGCCTATCTAAGGGGGTAATATATGAAAAGTCTTTTATTTTTTGTTCATTAAAATTACCGAAACCTTTATTTGTTGGTGCTGCAAAAGCTATAGGGAACAACGTAGGATCATTGTGTACTAATTCTCTTTTAAAGTATGGTATACCTAATCTATGTACTTGGTGTATATTTTGTTCATCTTCACCATCGACAGCTACTACTTTATTCTTTGGATAATACTCTAAAACTTTATCTATATCGCCACTACTTCTCCAAATAGACCCATAAACAACTAAATCAAAATATTTATTTTTTATTTTTGATCCGATATCTGTTCTGTCAACTTCGATATCCGGTAATACCCTTGTTACAGTCATACCACCACCGTATAGCTTTTTAGCTGCATTAGCGTCATAGGATGTATAGATATGTTCTCGCTTGTTAATATCAACAACACCATCACCGAACAACTCTTTTAATCCGATAAAAAGACAATCATCCTGGTAATCAACATGATCACCTTTACTTACATATAGAATTTTCATAACTTACCTAAAGCTTTTATTGCGGGTTCTGCTTCTTCTGGCGTTGGTACTCGTAATCTTAATCCTT